ATACCAACCAGCTGAATCCCAGATATAAAATCGATTTGTTGACTTAACATATGCTTGATCACCAGTATCATTACCAACATATGGTAAAACTCCGGTTGAATCATAAACTGTGGCACCAAAGCTAACGTCAGGAGAAAGCGCTGCAGCGGTTAAATTACCGTCACTTCCAACATCTTTTGCTATTTTACTAAATAAACGAGATCTTGATGCCATTTAAAAATCCTTATGAAGAAGAGGGACTAGCAGAACTAGTCCCTTTCTTTTTATTTATTAAGATGTTGTATCAGTATCGAAGTACTGGAACTCAAAGGTTACAGAAAATCTTTCGATTTCATCAACTGAAGCATAGCTTACATCGATCGGTGTGACTTCTGTTGGGAAGGCTCCTCGTAGCGTATATTTCTTCAATGCTGATCCATCTTTATCAAGTTGCTCAATAAACAAATCTGCTTCATACGCAATAGGTGACGTTAAACCAGTATTTGCTGAATGGGCGTTCATACCATTTGACCAACGCTCCATTGCGTTACGAACATTAAAGTCTGTGTCATTAATGATTGTAACTGTCCATGGTGCGAAAGTACGATCACCAGCCATTTTTAGCTGACGACCTCTGAATGGTACTATAATTGTGCCAATAGTTGATCCAGGAAGCTGAGCGGTTTCGCAAAGGAAACTAGTCAGTTCTGGATCTCCGTTAGCATATCCAGGGTAGTTAATTGTCGCCTTAAATAGATTAGGACGAGCGCCACCACCTCTGAGTTTTGACTTAAAGTCATCGACTCCTAAAACTGCCATTTTTTATCTCCTTATACCGTACCCACGACTTCTTCAAAATCAACCCCAGTTCGAACAGCTACGAAACTTAGTGTTACATAGTTGATTGAACGTGCTGGTTTAATGAAGATGTCAGCTTTAAATTCATTACGATCAATTACCGCTGGTGTATTGTTTGTTTCATCACAAACAACACGGAAGTCAGTAATACCACGTCTACCTTGTACTTCGCGAAGTACTGGCTCAACAATATTTACAAATTCTGCTCTTGTGAACTCATCGTTGAATTCAAACATAACTTGTTCTGCAGCTCTACCAATCGCTCTTTCTAGAATTAAGAACAAACGTCTTACATTAATTCTATCAAATGCTGATGGTCGACCTAGCATAGTTTTGTCTCCAAAAAGAAGAGCACCTTGACCAGGAATATTTGCAATTGGGTTAACACCTGCTTTATAAAGTGTATCTCTTTGGCCTTTAGTTGGGCTATATGCTAAAGAAGTAATTCCAAGCATTTGGCCTCTGCGTGAACCAGCAGGTGAGAACCATGCTGCTCTATTAATATCTGTTGAAGCCATTGCACCGGCAACAGTAGATGCTGCAGGAATAAACAAATACTTATCATTGTATTTGTCATAAACTTTCAAGAAATTGTTATCTGCAACAAGATACGATGACTTAGTAAAGGTGTCGGCGGTTAAAACAGTATTAGATACTTTAGTTGCATCTGAAGTTACATTGATAATATCAGATCTCGCAGGAGAAGCAACTACTACGCAATCTTTACGAAGTGAACCAGCTGTTGCAACAAGATCATTAACAATTGTTGTTTGATCTGTTCTGGCTGACATTGAAGGAGAAATCAAAAAGTCAACTTCTACTTGATCTTTATCCTCAAACAAATCAAATCCAGTTTGATAATTACCAACTGTTAAAGCTCCACCGTTTGATGCTCCTGTTAATAAATAATGACCCCATTTCGCTGCGGAATCAAATACTTTAAGATTAGTAATGTTTGTTCCAGCATTAGTATATGAAGAATCAAATCCAACCATCCAAACAAATTCTGATCTTTCATTGATTACATCAACTGCATAATTATTAGTACCATCATCTTTAATGGCATTTTTACCAACTGATAAATTGTTATATGTTTCTAAAACAGAACCAGGCGTACCAGTAAAATATCCATAGATATCTAGAACTGCAACATGAACTTCATCTTTTGAAGCTCCTAATCCTGATGCAAAAGAACTAGTTCCTGGAGCTGCATCAAAATAATCATTATAAGGCCAATTAGCAAATTCTGTAGCATCTGCAGGACACATAGAAGCTCTTAATGTGTTTCCTATTGCTCCTGGATACTTAGAAATAAAAGTATGGCCGTCACTATCTAAACCAGCTAAACCAGCATCAAATGCATCAGCATTTTTAATTTGGGTATTGAGTAGTGCTGCAGAATCAAATCCTATTTGTCCTCTATTCGTTGCAACAGCATTATACGCACCAGTAGGTACCATACGTACAGTTTGCAATGATCCAGAATATCTCAAAAATTGAGAAGCTGATAAAAAGTCTACGCTACTACTATCTGATGGAGATCCAAAATTATTTACTAGTTCTGCTTCATTAGCAAGCAAAACACGTTCTTCGGCTGGACCCCATCTAAAATTACCGACAATAGCGCCGGTAGTTGACTGGACGTTTGGAACGCCACCAGTCAGATCGATCTCCCTTACGACAACCGCAGGAGATTCGGATGGTGTGAAAAGTGCCATGAGTTTTTCCTCTTTAAATAATATGTTATCATAATACGGTTGAAGTTTTCAATTCACTATTATTTATATATTTATAAATCTCTATCATATTCAATGGCCCAAGGATGATCTTTTTCTTCTATTTGTTGAATATACTGAGAGCCATCATCAATAAAACCAAATGGTACCATATCATCTTCAATCTCCTGCATTTTTTGTTCAAATAACATTTGCTTTAAGTTAATATCCGTCATATCACCAAAGTACTGAGTCGAAGCAAAATAACCGAACATAACTAAATTCATCATTAAATCGTCATGGTTTCCATCAGCTGCTTCATAGGATTGACCCTTTGCCTCGAATGTAGAAATCTCGAGAATAGTATTCTCATCAACAATATTAATTTTATGATTTTCTAAAATATCTTTAATAGCAGAACAGCCAAGCCGTTTAACTTTACGGTTCATTTCAATACCAAGGCCCGAAGCCTTAATAGATGAAGTAACATGTAAATTTTCATATTCTAATTCATGGTATAGACCATTACAAACTACTGATCCTTGGTCATTTGATTCTACAACAATATACGCATCGTTGTAGACTTTCGCGTACTTATATATAATGTTAGGGAAGAGTATAGGCGAGATAGTATTATTGCGATACACAGCGACCTGCTCAAAGGGTCGAACAGAGATATCGATCACGTTAAACGTAGAATAGTCTTGACCTCTTCCTTTTGCTACGTCTACTGTCATAACATATTCGTGATTTTTAGTCGTCTCTTTATAGACGAGAAGGTCTCCCGCTTCAAGGGTTCGAATAGGGTTATGAGCTCGGAGGCTCATCAATGTTTCGGCATTGATGAGTGTATCTCCTGTGCCAAAGAAAGTATTGCCAAATTCTTGGTCAAACTGTAACTGAGAAGTATTTGCAATTGTTTGCTTCTTCCAGTTTTCATCTCTCCCGGGCACGTCCCACCAGTCCACTCGGAAAGGCTGAAACTCATTTGTATTTTGTACTGCTCCTTCCCATATCTTATGGAAAATATTACCAATACCATTAGCAGTTGATGTCACAATAATTTTTGTTTCCGTACCAGATGATACTACAGGATAAGTTGAAGTATAAAATTCTGATGCTCTTTCAACAAATGCAAATTCGTCAAGATATAATAAGTTAACTGACATACCACGAATAGAAGAACCAGATGTTGCTGCAGCGACGATCCGTGAATTATTGCTAAACTCAATAGAACCTTTGTTTAATGCTTTACATCCAGGCTGCAGAAAGAATGGAATATTTTCGAGCATGAGAGTAATACGGCCAAGCATTTCACGTGCTGTTGCACCTTTGTTTGCCATGACTGCAATTGTTTTTTCTGAATGAAATAGTGCATACCATAATAGATACGCACATGCGGAAATAGATTTACCAGATTGACGACATGCTAAGACAATATTAAATCGATTATTATTAAAATGCTCAAACATTTGTTTTTGATACGGATATAGTATAAAAGGTACTAATCCTTTATCAAGAGCAATTACTTTAACATATTTTTCACAAAAGTACACAGGATCTTGCATACATTTTGCATATTCCTGTACAAGAGTTTGATCCCATTTTTGGTTAATACCATCGCGTTTTACGTTAGGATTACCAAGATAGGACTCAGGCTGAGTCTGGCTTAACATCTATTACTTCACTTTCTTGCTGTAACATCTTTTGCAACTCTGCAGTAGATCCTACAAATATATTATTTTGTTGATGCTCGACTTGTTTAGCTTCTTTTGTAGGTTGAGTAATGTCTTTATGCTTTTTATTCAGATCCATTAATTTATCATTAATGTCTGCAATATTTTTTAACATACCGGCAAGTACTTCATAGGCACGAGGATGTTCTGATTCACGAGCAACATGAATCATATCTTCTAATCCTTCGCGACCTTTTTCAATGAGATCATAATAGGTCTCACGTGAATAATCATAATCGCTTTTTACATTATCATCTTTATCTTTCATCATGCACTATCTATAATATCAGTTGAGAATCCAAAATCAGAATCAGCTAATCCAAATACATTAACAGGATTTGGTGTTATTTTAACTGTTTCTAAATATCCATCAGAATCAATTAATCCTGAATTAATTTCAAAAAGATCGGCTTTCGTTGTTCGAATAATACTTGAAGTATTAACTGGACCGTGGAAGCTTACTTTCATTTCAAAATCTATAGAATACACAATCGTCCGACGCGTATCCATTGCACCTTCAAAGTCATCTTGAAAAGCTAGACCTTGTATAATAATAGGTATATCTTCTTTAAAGTCAGGATAATCATCTGGAAACGGTTTAATTGTTAAAGTATATTGCGGATTAAAATACGGTACAATTTGTTCTACAACCTGTAAAGCATCATCCTGTGATTTAGAATATACATTTAACTGAAAATTAATTGTATACGGTACTGGAGGAAAAAACTTTTTGCGATTCGTATTATCTGTACCAGTTGTATTAAAATGAGAAGTTTTTGTTAATTGTCTGCTTGTATCATAAGCAAAGTTAGTTATTTCAAATGACATTCTTGGAAGCTTTAAAGCAACCTTTGTGTCATTAACTAAATCGTTATTCTCATTAATCCTTTCAATGTACTTTCTTTTTGGAGCATACGAAAGAGGAACTTTTAATTGACTAGTTCCACCACCAGATGAATTTTTACGAATAACATAGATGTCGTTAAACATGCGACCAAATATAGCCACACATTTACGAATTTTTTCATGGTAGAAATAAGTACCAAACATTAACTATTCCCCGGATCACCAAATGGATTATCTTCACTGAAATCTAAGAAATCAGATGATTCAGTACTAAAGTCATCATTCTGTTCTGTCGCAGATAGTTTATTATCTTCAACAACAGATGTAATCACAAATCCAGATGAATCATTTCCGTAAACGTGATCGATTGATAATGGTTTATTTGTTACAAACGAATGAAGTAGTCCATCGGTAGATCCAACATGAATTAGTTCAAGTACCTTATCTGAATCTGACCAATCACTAATTTCACCACTAATTGTTAGACTAGTCGCTGAATCTAATAATTGAGAAGCAGTATCACCAATTTCAATATAATTACTTCCAGTTTGTAACGTTAGTTTATACGTATATGCATATCGTGTTTCAAGCTCATCAACATCAGCAATTCCAGTATCCAAATCTTCACCGCTATATTCAAACAATTGACAACGCATTTTATATACAGGAAGATTTGCAAGTTGATAGAATGGTTGTTCATGTTCAACATGCATAATTTGAAAGAGTTTTTTTGTCATAGGAAGATAGATGAGGTCTCCTTCCAATGGACGAGTTAATGTTGTACTGCTATTAACCCGAGTGACCATTCTTTCAAATCTTTTCTTTGAAACAACAAACGTTGCTTCGTCTCTGATTTCTACACCAAATCGAGTAAACAGGTCTCCTTCGCCTTCAAATCCATCAATATTCTCAATATACATTGAAACTTTATGACCTGATCCAAATGTAGAAGGAATGTCGTCGCCAAAAATAGTATCTTGATTGACGATTGTTCTTGGAAGATAATATACGGACTGTCCATAGATCTCAAGTGCTTCTACGACTATATCATCATAGAGCAGCTGTTCTGATCTATTATCATGCTTAAAATATGGATTCATTCCCATAATATTATCCTAAGAAGAAATCAGCTGGTAATTCGTGCTCTAGTCGTATTGATTCTCTTAATCTATCGATATCGCCAGTTGCATCATCATAATATTGTCTACCATTCATCATAACTCCACCTGGCAATTGCATACCTTCGAATTTTAATAAGTTTGCACCCCATTGTTGCTTAATGAGTGCAGTGCCATAATCAAGTAACCACATATCAGCCCAAATAGAAGTATTAGTTGTAGGATCTAATTGCGTGTAAACTTCTACAATAATGTAGTCTCCTGCCTTAATATCTCCATCAGCAAAATCACCAAAAATATAAAGTCTATTTTCTCTACGAGAGAATTGAACTTGAGGCTGCCCATTAAGTTTTATATCAAGCATTGATAGATATTGCTGCATTTGCTCATAGTAGGCAAGTTCACCAGCAAAATGAATTAGCGATGACATATCGTTTAACATCATTTGATATTTAATATCAAAAAAGTTTCTTCCAGAATTAAAATTAGATGCTAATGGAAATACTTTTGAAACAAATAAAATATCTGAGGACAATGGAATATATTCATTTGATACATCATCTGCAGTAATTTGATGCTTAAGATAGGTTCGAACAGTAGCATCTGAATGGTATTCACGATAATATAAAAGAGCTTCGTCGACTCGATCTTCAATTTGATCTTCGTCGACGTTAATCTCTATTACAGGATCGCCTAACTTTCTTAAGCAATAATCGATGTACTGTTGTCTGGTCGCAGGAAGTGCCATATCACATAGTCCTAAGATTAAGAATTCTTAGTACTATTTATACGTATTTATTTATGAAGTAGCCTGATATGTTCTACCTTGGGTACGATTTGGTGGGGTAAAGTTTGTGGTGTACTTAGCTACACCTTTAAGTATCTGAATGTCTTGCATATATCCATTAAACCATGCACTGAAGGAATTGATACCATTATATAATGTATTTCCAATACACATTTGAACATCGGAATATGTCTCACTATTAGTACCTGTACTTTTTAATACACCGTCTCGAAATAAACGCACAGTTGATCCTTCACGAGTCACTGCAAAATGATACCATTGTCCACTTGAAAGTGGGGATCCACCCTCAGAAACAATAGGTGATCCACTTGAGTTGGACACTATAAATGATCCAGCATAATATTGGAGTTGACCGTTATTACCGCCACCATGATCAATAAGGTAAATATTACCAGATACAGAATTAAAATAAGCCCATAGCTCTAATGTATAATCACCATATCGCCAATTACCTGGGTTTAACATAATAATATCATATGTACCGTCAAATTTCAATGATGTGCTACCATATTTTGTTACAACACTAGATGTTTGTGTATTGCCATATAGTTTCAGTTCATTATTCCCTGTCTTATCAAAGACTCCTGCGTTATCCATTGGGAGATATAAGGACGCATTAGTATTGCCGACTGGTGCTGTTGGCGGTGTAATAGTTGTACTTGAATAAAGAGATGATGCAGTTACTCTAAAATCGGATATCCACCCTTGGTTATATTCATATCCGGAACCAGCTGATGATGCACAACCTACATACAAATTGCCTGAACTATCTACTGCTCCACCAACACTTGCAAATGAATATCTAACACCATTCACATACAGATAGTGATAATTACTACTCCTAGTAACTACTATATGATTCCATTGATTAGTTAAACTTTGATTGACTGTAGTTGATGCTTCACCACCATCACGATAAAAAACAGTACTTGTTGCACCCGTATAATCTGTTTGCAAACTTAAAACATTGTTTCGGAATGCTCTATCATACAACAAATGTGCTCTTCCAAGATCTGTTGGATACCACCAAAATTCAATGGTGTAGCTACCTCCACCTAAACCGTCATTTGCGTAAATTTGATCGGTATTAGTTCCGTCTAAGTAAAATGACCCCTTATTCTCACCAATTGCATACTCTGATTGACCGAATGGATTGTAGGCAGAGATTTTGGGGGTACCAACTAGTGAGATTTCACGAGCACTTGAACTATTATCAATGAAACGATTTGACTGGCAAGTAAGTAATTTTGTATTTGTAATTGCGGTTAATTTTTCTGTAGGAGGAGTAAAGTTACCAGAATATACAGTGCTACCATTAACAAATCTAAAATTAGATAGGTTTGAAGCATGCCTATAAGAGAGTGGGCCATATGGTTGTACCGACCCGATATTAAATATTCTTCCATTTGTTACATTAGTATATGCACGGGTAGTAGTTCCAACTGATACACCATCTAGATAACCAGTCGTAGTACCGGATCCGTTTCCGACAATTGCAATGTGGTGCCATTGATTAGGAGTAGTATTAAAAGTAATTTGGTTTCCTGCTGTATCCATATACCAATACATAGCTGTAGCGTCCTGAGTTATATCAAATCTATATCCTTCAGGGTAATGCCAGTAGCAAAAAACAGTACCAAAACTTGACCCGGCTCTAGGTTTAATCCAAAATTCAATTGTAAATCCTACGTTTTGATCTAAATTAAAATCTGCAGAATTTGGTATAGAAAGATACCCATCGTTATTAAAGTCAACGCTCCAGTTATCTAGATACGGATGGAATGCTGTTTGAATTGGAGTATTTGTTACATTAACAGTATGCGCATTAGTAGAGCGGTCAATGAATGTGGAATTACCTAACCCATTAGTACTAGATGTTCCAATACTTAACACTGTGTCCGCCCACTCATCCGCTAACAATATAAAGGTCAGACTTAAAGTTGTAGGACTGGTTGATGTTGATTCGATCGAATCAGATGCTGTAAACGTCAGAGTAAAGTCTGCATATGCTCCAGGTGTAGAGTTTGGTGTAATGGTAAACTCATTACTGTTTTGTACCACAGTAGCTTGATCTGTTAATCCAGAATTAGCATACGTCCATGTAATTGAGCCACCATCCGGATCAGTTGCAGCAAGAGTAATAACAGTTGGTGATCCATCAGTTGCTAATGCATATGTTGCCGCAGGGGCAATGCCAATAACAGGTGATCTATTATCAATATTGACAGTTGAACTAGCAGTAGATATATTGATACCGTCTGTTACTTCAAAATCAATTGTGAATGAAGTATCTGCGATATCAGTTAATGGAGTAATAGTAAAGACATTATCTGCCTGTATAATAGTTGCCTTACCTACAGCGTCAGGGGCACTATATGACCAAGTGAGTGTGTCTCCATCTGGGTCTGTAGCAGCAAGTGTAATGATAGTTGGTGAACCGTTAGCAAACAGGTTGTATGTTGCAGAAGGTGCGTTAGTAATTGTTGGGGTATTATTTACCACAGCAACGTTAAACCAACCCACACCATTCCAAATGTAGAATCTACTTGTTTCTGTAACAAACGCGGTAGCGCCAGCATCGATGCCTATACGTGGGAGTAGGTTAGCAGTAGCATATACTGTAGTGCCACCGCCCAATTCAACTGTAGGAGCAATACCACTAGCAATAATATTACCAGAGGTATCTACATCACTTGCTAATTTTGCGAATAGTCTATTTTTTCTTGCCATTTGTAATTACCTTATGTCCAAGCTATCCATCGTTCTTTATTAGCTTCGACAACTTCTCCGCCGCCTCCACCTGATGACAAATCTGCATCAACATATGTTGCTTTTGGTGCAATATCCGCTCTAAATATGTCTGTAGAATACAGTGCAGAAATACTATTAATTCTTTGTTCAGCACTATCATACTCATAGATATTATCTGAAATAGTACTAGTACCTACATTATAGGTAAGAGAAGTTCCTTCAACTGCTGTAGCTTCAGGATAAATTGATGCTAGATAACTTTCAACGGATTCTATTTCGCTTATAGAAAGCTCTCTATCATAAACTATTATTTCTATAACTTCCCAATCAGATGTTTCACCTTGAGTATTAACGCCTAAAGTAGGATATCCACCACCAGCACCACTAGTACCTCTCGTAGTTCCTTCACTACGATAAAGATTATACTGACTTGAACTTATAAAAAAATTATCGCCATGATGATTTGTTTGTGGTGTTACCCATCCGTTATGATACGCTACACCAGCGTTACCATTCCAATGTCCATCTAGCCAGTTACTCTCATGACTTGTGATAATTCTACGTCTTGTTGGGCCGGTGTACCGAGTAATATGAAAAAGTGTAAATGGCGTTGGCAAAATTCCTGATGGAAAACGTATACTATCGCCAGTATCGCCATAAAGCACTGTATAACTTCCTGCGGCACTACTAGTTCTTGTTGCAACAGTACCTGAATACACTGAAGCATCGTAGCTTCCTACAGTATCCTCCCAAACCTGGGTGCCACTATTAAAACTAGATGGAGTATATCTTGCTATGAGCCCGCTAGTAACAGATAATGTTGGAGGAGCTTCAGTCTCACCTTCACTATTAATAGTAGTTTGTGTATATTGTAAAGTAGCTTCACCTTGTAAATTTAATTTTTTAACGCCATCCCCAGATACGTCAGGCCTGATTATTTTAGTATTATACAAATATTGTTTTGTAGTATTATCCCGCGTGAATATTTGAAAAACATTCTTCTGTACAGTTGGACTAAAGTCGTCTGAAAAAGACATTTTAAATTTCCAGCTTTGTAATTACAGTGCTATTACCAGATCCAATAATTGAAATAGGCTGAGTCGTTACTCCACTATTACTTAACGTAATCGACTTAGTAATCGGCCCACTAGCTGAATCAAACTTCATTGTACTACCATCAATTTCTAATGTAATACCGCATCCAACATAACTATCATTAAAATCTTTTGCTGATATTTCAAGGTTAGTATTAATAGTAGTTCCGGAGTAAGTATATGCAGAGTCTGCAGTATCAACCGTAATTGATAAGGGAATTGCAGTACTTAACGCGTGCACACTAACATGACGGTCCGTTTGGTCATCAACTGCTGCAAAAAGAGTACCGTCTTGAGTTAATCCTAGTGCATTAACAGTATGCGCAAACTCTCCTGTTTTTGCCCAACCAGTTGATGTATTAAATGAATAAAATACAACTTTATCATAGTGAAGCATTGCAAATCTAGTTCTAGCATCGTTTAAGAACAAAACATTAGCAATTGTAAACTCTGCAGTCTCTGTACTATGATAAGTAAGAGCAGTATTATCAGCAGGATCTACTGAGTATGTCACAAAGGTTCTGTTTCCTGCAGTCCCGTCATTAATGCCAAACATAGCATGAATAGGGAATACTGTAATATATTTAGTGCCAGATACTTCACACACATCATTTAATATTACAGTACTTCTCCGTTGGTTTTCGTTATCAAAATAAGTATTATTTCCTGTAAGCCCAGCAGTAGTACTAGAAGTTCCAGTTATAGTAGTCTCAGCTCTAGTAAACGTATCAGTTGAAGTATCCCATTCAAAATACCATGGTATATAGTTATCAGATGTATCAAAAAATGGTGTATACCATCCTCTTCCACCTGTAATAGCAAAATGACGACTACTTATTTTTGTGCTTGCTCCCATATTCCCGGGTATTGTTCTATTTCCACCTGAATGAGATGTAGTAAAATTATGTAAGGTAGTAGCTGTATTATTAACACCGTCATATTTGTCAATTCTATGAGTGTAGTCATTTGACTGCGATGTTGAAAGATATATACCGTAACTTCCTCCACCAGAGGTATCTCCCCCTTGGCCACCTATAAGCTGTCTCATTGAGTGTTCTAGATAGCTATCAAGTCGATACCCGCCGCCGCCATTTGGAAATGTTACTGAAAAAAACGGATAGCGGTTATAAACATCCTTATCTGTGTTTCTTTGGTATATCCCTTGAACTCGCCCACTGTTGTCTAGATAACAACAAGTCATAGGCTCGACATATGTATTACTTCCTGCAATAAAATCATTGTCGTCATTATCGTATTGATTTGATGGTGTTAGATTATCAATATCTGTGTGATTTCCTACGCTCCAAAACGATAAACAGAAAGTATTTCTTTGATTATAAGTCTGCGCAAAGCTGATCATTTGATCAGAACCGGATTGAAATAGCATAGTACCAGAACTTGGATTATTAGGATCCATACTCCAATATGGTGTGACATCAACGTTTATGTGATGATTATTAT